CATCATTCATCTCCAGTGTGTGTGAATCCATCCAACCAGTCCGCAACCGAACTGGACCCGCCGTGCCGCTCCCTGAGCACCTGCCCCAGCTCACCGGCGACGCTGCGGGCGACGGCGGTGCAGGTCTGGCACGGCTCAGGGCACCGGCGCGGCATGGGGCAGGCGGCCAGGGCTAAGCGGGTGGATGCTGTCGGCGTGGGGCGGCCCTGATCACTGGTGACAGGCGCGGTGGCAATGCGGGCCATGGCCTGCTGGGTGGGGGTGGTGTAGGTGATCATTGAATTAAGCGTCGGAATCAGCAGAGAACACGCACTTGAAGTTGTAGACGTGGCCATCGTTCCACCATGCTTCGCCATAAGCGTTGTGGTGGTCCGGTAGCTTATGCGGGCGATCTGCGTCGAACTGATAGATCACAGTTCGACCAACTTTCATGGCCCATGCCATGGCAGCTTGAAGGCTGGTGAAGCCACGAACCGGGGCAATGATGTGCCCGGTTTCGCGATACAGCTTTGCTTTCTTCGGGGTGGTTGCGTGATACAGAATCATCGGGCGCCCTCACCATGCAGCAGCTGTTTGGCCGCGGCGGCCAGCACTTCCAGCTCTTCGACGCTGACAGGGATCTCGGCCTCCCCGTAGTGCAGCTCTAGGCATTCTTCGCCACTGTCGGGCACCAGTACCAGCCTGAGCGCTATGTCAGAAAACGGGCCATCAGGGGCGTTGGCGTCATAGACGACAACTTCAGTAGCTCGGGTTGCGTAGCTCATCGTGATGGGGTGGGGTTGTGGATCCGGTCGTTCACGATCCGCCGGAGCAGATCGTTCATCCCCTCGCCAGGCCGGAGCTGGCGGCGGAGGGACTCGACCTCGGGGAGGGTGAGGATGAGGGTTAGGCGGCGGGTTTCGGTCATGGGGTCACCCCCTGCCGTCTGCGCTGCTTCGGCCGGCGGTGTTGTTCCGGCAGCACCAAGCCCTTGATGCGGGCCACCCTGGCATTAAGGGCGGCCCAGTCCTCCAAGTCCTTGAACCTGAAGTGGCCCGTGCCCTTCTTGAACAGCTTGCACTCAAAGAAGCCCCAGTCGTACCACTGGCCGGCGGTTAGCCTGTCCCAACCGGCGGCGGGCGTCATCACCTCCTCGTACTTCCGGCCGGTGATGTAGCAGAGGGCCTTCACCAGATCCTGAACCTTCGGCTGGTTGCCGCCCCACTTCATGCTCACCGTGCCGCCACTCCAGTCCGGTTCGGCGATGTAGGGCACAATGAACTTCTGGTTGAACAGGTAGGCGTCGTTCGTCTTCCACCCCTCCACGTTCCACCGGTTCTCAGCGGTGTGGCGGGTGAGCTCATCGAATGCGGCCTCGACCGCCCGGTCGATCCGCTGGTCAGTGGTGCCGGCGATCACCTGCAGCATCCTGAACAGGTTCCGCTCGGTGAATGGCACCTTCGTCTGCTGCTCCACGAACTTGTTGATGTCCCCTGCCAGCTGGCTGGTGGCCATCTCGCGCGGCAGCATCTCGGCGATCACCGACTCCCAGAACGACTTCTGGAGCTGCTTGCGGAACCGGTTGCGGCTGGCGGCGCAGCCTTCCATGCTGATCTGGATGCCCAGCTCGCCTTTGTAGATGCCGCCCACCTGGGCCTGCAGACGCACGCCGGCCTCCAGCTGCTGGTCATAGATTTTGCAGGCCTCCACGTAACGGTTTACCAGGTCGCGGCTGCGGCGGTACTTGATCAGGCCCTGGCCCTCGGCCTCGATGTCATCGGGCCCCAGGAAGAACCCGTCGAACTCATCAGCGCCGCTTGCACGTTGGCCGGGCTTGGTGAGCCGCACTAGGCCGATCTCGCAGCGCGTGGTGCGCTCAGCGTCCTCGAACGACGGGCCCAGGTTCTGGCCGCTGCCGTACTGCTCGATCAGGGTGCGCAGCTGCTGGCTGGCCCTGCTGCCCCATCGGCCGGTTTCGATGGTGTTGGCGTTGCAGAGCGCAACGATCTCGCAGCCTGGCGGGGCGATCTCCCAGGCGTGCAGGATGTGCCGCTCATCGGCCGAGAACGGCGGGTTCATCACGATCAGATCGACGTGGCTGATCTGCTCGGCCGTCACCGTGAGCCAGTCCGCGGCGATCAGGCGGCAGTCGGCGGGAATGCCGGCGAGGATGGCCCGCAGCTTCGGCTCAGGCTCAACCATGAGCACTTCGGCGGCGCCGCGTTCTAGGCAGGCCTGCACCAGGTTGCCTGAGCCGGCGGAGGGCTCCACCACCACCCGGCCGCGCAAGTCGAGCGGGTCGAGCATGGTGGCCGCCACCTCGGGCGGCGTGGGATAGAAGTCAGCGTTGAACACGGCTGGCCTCCAAGCTGGACGGCGGATTGGCCAGCACCAGGTCAGGAGCGGGCGCCTGCAGCAGGAACCCGCCAGCGCCGGCGGAGGGCTGGTAGCCGCGCAGTGCAGCGAGGATCGCGGGTGGGACGTACCAGGTCATGGCTCCACCTCCCCCACCAACCGCTCACACAGCGCCCACCACAGCGACGTGGCCAGGGTGGCGGTGCCGACGATGGCCAACACGGCGATGATTTCGACCATGCCGGCGAGGATGGAGAGGGTCACTGGGACACCTCCAGCACCACGCCTGTAGCCGGCGATGCGTCGACCAGCTGCAGCACCAACGCGCCATAGCGTGACCACCAGTTGCTGGCTTGTGAATCCATCGCCGCAATCCAACGCGGGTCGGCAACATGCCACTTTTCAATGGCATGTTGCTGGCAGCCAATAGCCAGCACATCGGCGGACCATGTAACCGGCCATTGATCAAATTGCGCAGACTTGATCTCGCGCATGTTGCCAATGGCGCCGCGCAGGTCGGCGTCGCGCAGGTCGGCCCCGCGCAGGTTGGCGTCGCGCAGGTCGGCGTCGCGCAGGTCGGCGTCGCGCAGGTCGGCCCCGCGCAGGTTGGCCCCGCGCAGGTTGGCGTCGCGCAGGTCGGCGTCGCGCAGGTTGGCGTTAACAACTTCAATCCGCTTGCCGCTGCCGTCGCGCAACCATGCTGCGTGCTGCTGGAGCTGTTCGGGTGTAATCACGCCTCCACCTCCAACCGAAGCTGAGCAGGATCAGCAGGCCCAACCCTCCAGAACAGGTAGCCAGGGTCGCCGATCGTGCCGGCCTCGTACTCGACCAGATCAGCGGCCTTGAGCTCGCGGAGCAGTTTGGAGAGATGGTTGTGGCGAAGCACATTGCACTGCTGCATCAGCTCAGCAGTGGGCACCCGGCGGGTGGGCTGGGGATTCAGCTGAGCCAGCAGCAGGCAGGTGATGATCGCCCGGCTGGGCAGCTGGTGGTGCCGGGATAGGAGATGGTGCACGAGTGGGGTGAGGTTCTGCATGGATCAGAAGGGCACATCCTCATCGCTGGGGGCATCGTTGCCGAGCCAGCTCTGAGAGGGGGCGGATTGCTGGGCTGGAGCGGACTGCTGGGCTGGGGCGCCATCACTGCGCTTCTTCATCAGGAGCTCCCACTTCTCCACGCTCACGGACCAGGCGCTGCGCTCTTCGCCGGTGGTGCGATCGGTCCAGGTCTCGGACTTCACCTGGCCGGACACCTCCACCAAGTCGCCCTTCGCGCAGGCATCAGCGAAGGCCTGGGCCCGCTCGTTCCACAGCACCAGCTTGAAGCTGTCGGGCTGTTTGCCGTCGTCACGCTTGGCGCCGGGCTGGTTGACCAGCAGGCGTGCATTGCAGACCGTCAGGCCTGAGTCGAAATACTTCATCTCCGGCTCAAATCCCAGGCGCCCGATGAATCGGTGCTGAGAGGCGCGGAGCAGTTGGATCAGGAGTTCCATGGATGTTCAAGGGATGGGGTTAGATGTTCCAGGCAGCGGGGAGATCGTCGCTGTTATCCGAAGGCGGATCCTCACCTTCGGGCGAAGCCTCAACTTCCAAAGGATCGCCGTCGTGGTCCAAGACCGTCATGGTTGGTCGGTCTTCTTTCGCCGGCACACCGTTGCACTTCGCCACGGTCTCGCCGCTGATCCCCTGTTGGATGATGCGGTCGAGGGTCTGGCGGGGCAGCCGTTCCAGTGAGCTGGTTTCGCCCTGGCTCACCATCTGGCAGAACTGAATCAGTCCTTCGCTGGTGAGCCCTGCCGCCTTGCAGGCCTCTCGCGCTTGATCGGCCACGCTGAACGGCTCGGCGCCGCTCTCCAGCCAGCCTTTGAGCAGCCGGCCCGTGGCCTCGGTGATGGTGTCCCGCCAGTCGGCAAACAGGGTCGTTCGATCCTTGGTGGCGGTGGCCTTGTGGTCGATGTCCACGTCCATCACGCACGTGAACTCGTATTCCATGCCGTCGCGCTGCACCGGCTGCAGGCCCACCTTGCGGGGGACCTTCTTACCGCGCTCGTTCTCTTCCAGCACGTACTCCTGCTTGACCCGCATCGTGGTGATGACGTGGCAGGGGCTGGAGAGCAGCGCTTCAACCAGGGCGTTGTGCTCTGGGGTGATCTCGCGCCAGGCGGCGTAGCTGTTGGCGCCAGGGCGGGCCGCCAGCTGGCCCTGCTTGTCGAGCAGGCCGCCAGCGCCTGACCAGGCATGGCTGAGGCTGTCCACGATGATCGTGGTGTAGCCCGCATCCTCAAACGCGCTGATCGCCTCCCGGTACTTCCCCACGGTGTAGGGCTTCTCCAGAGTGATCACGTCGTAGTCGCCAATCTCGGCGTAGAGATCAGCGCTGCCGTTCTCGGTATCGATCACGCCGACCTTGCCGCCGATGCCGAACGCCAGGCGCAGGGCGCTCATGGTCTTGCCGGAACCGGACGGGCCCAGCAGGGCGAGCCTGAGTTTCGCCTTGCGGCGTGTTGCCTTGCGTATCTGAAGGGCCATGGCATCGAGCGGTTGGATGCCAGAATCCTAGCGGATGGGTTCCGGTTTCGCACCCGTTCGCAGTATTTCTCTCGCATCCTCCACACTGCGCACGATTCCGGCGCACCCACCAGCGGTGGTGATGTGGTCGATGAATGCGGTCTGCTGGGGGGTGGGCCTGCCGGTGGCCGATTTCACCTCAAGGGCCACGAACTGGGCCAGGTCGCCGACGCGGCGGTAACCGATCAGGTCGGAAGATCCGACGCATAGGCCGGCATGGAGCGGTCGGCCGCCACGGATCACCACGTCACCCGGGCGGAGGGAATGGGCCAGCGCGGAAAGGTTCCCGGCGGTGACGCGGGTGGCGGCGCCAGCCCAGCCGGTGCCGACGTTGTTCCTGAAGAGGCGGACCGGGCCTGAGCCGTGGGCCAGGAGTATTCGTTGCTGAGTTTCCTGTTCGCTGGGCATGGCGGGGGCGGATGTGATGAGGGCAGTCAACGCATCCCTAAGCCACCTCCCGCAACGCCTCAAACGTCATCCCCAGCACCCGCACCGGGCGGGCCTGCCGCATCGCCAGGGTGATGGCTGCCTGGGAGACGTGCAGCTCCCGGGCGGCGCTCACTGCACTGGGCCAGATCTGGCCGGTCTCCACGCAGCGCACCGCCAGTCACCACGAGGCCTGGGGTACCGTGCGGCGATCTGCTCAGCCAGCTCGCGATCCTCCAGCAGGGCGAACAGGCGATCCGCATCGAATCCGCCGAGGGCCTGCGGGCGCTCCCTGGCGAGCCGGCGCCAGTTCTGGCGGGACACGTACCGGAACGCACCGCGCCAGACCGGCTGGAGAATCTCCCGGTTCCGGCGCGTGCGAAACCAGGCTTCGACTCTGGTGTTAGGGCAGCCCAGGATCTCGGCCGCGCCTCCCGATGTGACCCACTCGCCAGCACGGACCCTGGTGTGGTGGCCCATGCGAACGAGCTTCAGGTGGATGGCATTCGCTGAGCGCTCCGGCCATTTCATCTGCCCAGCCTTGCGCCGGTAGCGGTTGGCGATCTCGCGGACGGGGAACGACTCGGCCAGGGATTCGAGGAACTCCGCCTCGGGGCGGGTCCAGCGTGGGGGCGGGGTCATGGCCGGTACCAGTGCGGCGTTCCCCAGAACGGGAACAGCTCCGGCCACCACTCCCGGCCGGTGTAGGGGATGGTGTTCACCCACCAGAACCGGCCGATGCAGCCGCCCTTGTCGGTGATCTGGAAGGTGGGGGGATGGGTGGTCATGTCATGCAGTAGCCAGACTCGCAGCCGTCTTGCTCATCGATCCATTCCGAGAACAGGCCAAGCTGATCAGGGATTGCAGTGTCCAGTGACTGCCTCCGCCTGGCGCCAACGCCTGACATGAAGACCCGATCCTTGCCGATCGCCTCGCGCTTGGCGTTGAGGCGATTCTCCAGCTCCGCAGCGCTGGCGAACAACTCAGGTCGCTCGCGTCGCATCGTGATCCATTGATCGGTGGTCTTGTAGGGGCAGAACCAGCAGCTGGATTTCGGCGGCTGTGGCAGGCCAGCATCGGCCACCACCCGCAGGCAGTCTTGGCGGCTGTAGCCCAGCTCAATTAGCGGGTAGGCGCTGCTGTAGCAGTCGGATTCGCGGCTGGGCGTGGCGCGGTGTGGCTCATCCGTGCTGATGCCCTTTCCCAGTACACAGCCTGGCGCGTTGGCCTTAATCCATCTCGCAATGGGCTTGATCTTGAACTCAACCGTGCAGTTGCGATTCCCTGGTGATCCGTTGGCCATCCGCACGGGAATGTTGATAGCACGCAATGGACGGTGCAGATCCTCATACAGATCCACAGGCTTGCCATCACGCCGGCGCCGCTGGATCTCAACCCACTCAATCCCGTGCCGTGCCGCGTAAGGCTTGAGCACGTCTGTCACGTAGGCGATGGTGCGGGGATCCTCGGCCTTGTCGCCGACGTTGGCAAAGATGAACGTGCGGTAAGGGATGGCGCCTTGCACGGCCAGCACCAGGCAGGCTGTGGACTGAACGCCGCCGCCGCAGCTGAATACGTGCTGACTGCTCACGCCACCTTCCTACACTGCCCCTTCGCCTGGCGGGCCGCCATCACGTGCCGGGCCCAGCCGCGGGGGTTCTTCATGCCGCGGCGCTTGCCGATCGCGATCAGGTCTTCGACGGTCTGGGCCTGGCCCTGCTCACGTTTCGCTTCCCGCCGCTGCACTTCCACGAGCTCACCATCCACGTGCTGCAGCTCCCGCCGCTCAGGGGTGAACTGGTGGCCGCAGTCGGGGCAGCTCTGGCGGGCGCTGGGCATGGCGGCGAAACATGCCGGGCAGACCTTCACGCTCGGCGCCTTCTCCCGGTCTTTCTTCGGTGTGCCCTCCAACGTCCACTCCCGCTCTTCAAGGTGGTGGCCCAGCCTCACCACGTTGCCCACGTGGTCGAGGATCACCGCCTGCTTCCCCGGCTGGGGCCTCAGGCAGCGGCCGATCATCTGCAGGTGCAGGCTCACCGACTGGGTAGGCCGCAGCAGGATGCACCCGGCCACGCTGGGCACGTCCACACCCTCGCCGATCAGCGCGCAGCTGGTGAGCACCTTCAGTCGACCGGCGCCCAAGTCCGCCAGCAGCTGCTCACGGGTGGCCGCATCCATGGTGCCGTCGATCGAGGCCGCGGCCACGCCGTTGCGCTGGAACAGGTCGGCCACCGCTTCGGCGTGCGCGACGCTGCAGCAGAACGCGATGGCCGTCCGCCCGTCGAGATACCGGCGGTAGTGCGACAGGCAGTCACCCATCGCCTGGCCTGCCTGCAGGGCCTGGCCCGCCTGGCTCATGTCGAAGTCACCCATGCGCCGACGCAGGCCGCTGGTGTCGAATCCGATCGGCGGGGCCAGCACGCGGGCCGAGGCCAGGAACCCGGCCTCGGTGAGTTCGGCGGGGGTGGGGCCCATCACCATCGCTGAGTACCACTCACCCAGGCCGCGGCCATCACAACGGATCGGCGTGGCGGTCACCCCCAGCACCCGGGC